GGTACTCACGCTGGTAATGTAAATATTGCAGAACAAGCTGGTGCTGATATGGGACAGTTACTGAACAGTCGTTATCAGTACTTCTAAATAGGAGTTAATTATGGGTCAATATTTTAACCAACAGCCAGTAATCAACCTAGGTTCAGGGACTACTTTTGGTAATGGTTATACCGATCGTAATGTCAACTTAGGAACATTTCCTATGTATGCCCAACCGCCACGGATGGTGCCTAATCCTGAATATAAAACTAATCCTTATGGGCTAGAAGATGATCAGGCTCTAGAGAAGTGGGGTAAAAGCAAGAAGATTGTTGGTAAAGATGCTCCAGAAGGACTAATGCGTAATCTTGCTGGAATTGCAGACTTTTTAACTTTTGGAGTAGGGGATATAGATAGAAGAGGTAATTTATTTGGTGGAGAACATTTACCAGGACTAAGAGGAGGATCAGGATATGGAGGACAGGGCGAATTAGGAAATGTTCCACAGACAATGCCTGCTCCACAGATGCCTGCTCCACAGATGACTCAGGAGCCAAATGTTATGACGACAGGAGGGCCAGTACCTACTAATCAGGGTATGTATGGTCACCTAGCCCAAGCAGGTGGAATAGGAGCATTAAATCATTTTGCAGGTAGGTTTATGAATAATCAATACCTAAATGATGCATATAATATGGCTCTAAAATCTCGTCAAGCATCTGATGCTCAGAGTGTTTTAACTAGTCAAGCAATGCAAAGAACAGATAAAGGTGTGTCTGAAAGGATGGAGGAAGAGCAAAAGAGGAGGAATCTTGCCCTGCAGGGTAAATATCTAACTCGTTTAGGTTTGGAATCTATGAAGAAAGGAACGGCACTGACAAACGTAGCATATGAGCCTAGAGCAAATGCGTCTCACTCTTCCGGTCATGTTGGCAACTGGGGTGTACAAAGAATGGGTTAATATCACATTAAGTTTATAACTTAACCGTTGGTAGAATCTAAGTACTGTTAATTAATAAAATTAGAAATGGCTGACGATCCAGGTGGCGTTAAAGCTCAAGAAGCCGCTAATAAAAAAGCGGATAAAAACTATACGATTGGCGGTGTTTCCTATACCGTTGATCAAGAAACGACTAACCAGTTAGTACTGGACGAAGCCGCTGCATCTCAAACCAGGATCAACATGAAGTTGGCCGCTGATGAAGACAAGAAGTTAAAGACATATTTCACGACTGAAGAAAAAGGCATGGCGCAAACGCAGTCTGATCTTAGACGTGCAGAATATGGAACAATCGGTCAACAGGATCGACTAAAAGAAGGAGTCATTGGTTTAGAACGGCGAAAGGCGTTAGAAACTGAAGGAGCTGAAACACGAGAAACTGCTCAGACTGTTGGTGCACAGACTCGTTTAACTGAAACAACAAAAGGTCAACAGGAACGACTTACTCAAGCGGAAGGTCTTCAAGAAAGTGGAAGACAACAGCGAGAAACTCAAGCAGAACGTTATGTTGGAGAAAGAGGGTTAGAAGCAACTAGAGGTGCTGAAGCACGTAAGTTAACTGCAGCAACTGGCGAACAAGCAAGGGAGACACAGGCTGAGAGATACTCCGGAGAAAGGGGTCTTGTGGAAACAGGAGGAGCACAGCAAAGGCAAACTCAAGCTGAAAGATATGTAGGAGAAAGAGGATTAGCAAGTACTGTTGCTGCTGAAGGAAGACAGACTCAAGCTGAAAAATATGCAGGGGAGAGAGGTCTTGTTGGAGCAACTGGCGAACAAGCAAGGGAGACTCAGGCTGAGAGATATGCAGGGGAGAGAGGTCTTCAGAAGGAAGGTGGTGCTCAGGCTCGACAGACACAGGCTGAAAGATATGCCGGAGAAAGGGGTCTTGTAGGGGAAGGAGGTAAGCAACAGCGTCAAACTCAAGCAGAGAAGTATGTTGGAGAAAGATCTCTTGTTGGAGCTGGTGGTAGAGAAACTAGACAGACTCAAGCTGAGCGTTATGCGGGTGAGAGAGGTTTACTTAGAACTGGTGGATCCGAGACACGAGCAACTAGACGAACTGAAGGACAGGAAACACGAGCTACTCAAGCCCAAGGTTTAAGGATTGGTGGATCAGAGACAAGGAAAACTAGACGAACTGAAGGAGGTCAAGCCAGAGCATTAGAAAGAACCCGTGGAGGTGAGACTCGTCGTACAGACTTGCAAAGAGAATCATTCCGTAGATATAAAGAGGATAGGGATTATAGTCAAGCACGTTCTGCAACTAGAGTATGATCGAATGGCTTAAGGGCCTTACCTCGAAAGATCGGGAAGCCTTTTTAGCCTTTTGTAAAAGAACTCGAAGCCCAATTCAAATGTATCTGTATGCCCGATTTTTAGGGTTTACAGGAAGCATTGTGAGTTGCGATAAATGGGCTCAGAGAAAATTCAAAAGGCGTAACTTCAATGCAGTATTAGAAGTTGAGATTGACTCAATGCAGCAAGATATTGCTAATTTGAGAGATGGAATTCAGATGGGTATGGTTAAACAAGATATGGGTACCGCCAGGATTGCCATGCTTCAAAAAGAATTGAGAGGTACAATTAAACAGTTAAGTGATGAGAAGGTATTACTTGACAAACAAGGTTTAATTCTTGCTGGTGCGGATAGAGCATTACGTGAAATGTTATCTATTTTTAGAGACGATCCTGTTGAAGGACCTTTATCAGAAGCCTCAATGGGTGTTTGGACAAAGATCTTACAAGAAGAATCTTAAAACTTATTACGCTATGCTACGCCAATGGCAGGTACAAGCATCTATAGCGTCTACAGACGTACTGCAAGAGCAGCTGCTAAACAGCAGATAGTTAAGAAAACTTCATCTGTTGATGTTGATCGTGCTCGTGAAGACTTCGCATATTTTTGTGATGTAGTTGGTAATAAACCACCAGCTGAGCATCATAAACAGTGGCATGAATATCTATGCACAGGGGAAAGTAGTGGTTGCTTAATTAATATTGCCGGACCAAACATAGATATTCTTGCTCCAAGGGGATCAGCTAAATCTACTGTTCTTGGTTTATTCACGGCATGGTCTATTGGTGTACATGCTTTAAGGAGAATGCCACTAAAGATTCTCTATATTTCATACACCGTAGATGTGGCGAGACCGAAGAGTGCTGCAATTAAAAGAATTATTGAAGAGAATAAGATATACAAAGAGATTTTCCCCACAGTAAAGATTGCTAAAGGGATTAACTCAAATGAGTATTGGAGTATTGATTGGAAATTTGCAGGTATTCGATCAACTGGTGAGGAAGAATTTAGTGTTTGTTGTGCAGGTTTGAAAGGTGCAGTTACTTCGAAACGTTCACATCTATGTATTATTGATGACGCGATTAAAAGTGCAGATGATATAAAGAATAGGGACATTCGTCAGGCTATGGAGGATAACTGGAATGCTGTCATTGTTCCAACGATGTTTGAAGGCGGTAGAGCGGTTTGTCTCGGAACTCGTTTCCGCCACGACGATATTCATAACAGCACTTTCACTCCTGCGAATGATTGGGTGCAGATTATTCAGTCTGCTATTACAGTGGATTCGAACGGAGACGAGATCTCTTATTGGCCGGATATGTGGTCCTTGGATTACCTTCGTGACCGCAGGAGACAAGCGCCGGTTGCTTTTAGTTTTCAGTATCAGAATCAGATTGTTCAAACTAGTGAATTATCTCTTTCACCTGATTTAATTGTTAAGGGTTCTATTGCTACTCAATTTGATGCAATGGGAGTAGGAGTTGATTTATCAGCTGGTGTGAGAGAACAGAATGATTTTACTGTTTTCGTTATGGGAGGACGTATTGGAAATAAGATTCATATCATTGATTGTAAAAGATTGAGGATAATGGGGAACTTGGAGAAGTTAGAAAGTCTTATGGAAATGATGGAAGAATGGGGAGTTATTCATGGAGAAGGAAAGAATTATTTTGCTACTGGTAGTTCAGTTCATATTTGGTCAGAAGCTGTTGCCTATCAGGCTTCTTTAGAGGCTGACTTTAAACGAATATGTCAGGGAGAGCATGGTTTATATAATATGATTTGGCATGCAGTCAAAGGATTTCGCGGGGACAAAGTTGCTCGCTTTAGGGGAATTATGGGTCTCTTTGAACAACGTCGAATTACTTTTAATAAGTATCGAAAGTTCACTCATTTGACAGATGAAATTGTAAATTTTGGAGTTAGTTCTCATGATGACTGTGTTGACGCATTGGTATGGCTATGCAATGGATTGATGTCTAAAGGAAAACTAGAGTTAGAGTATTGACGATTTAAACTGGAAAGAACAACTTCCAATGTCAAACAGCTATTACAACTTAGAAATCGAACAGGACGCATATGGTTCTGTAGTCATTCCTCTCCCCGACGAACTTTGTCACGATATGGCGCTTCAGCCAAGTGAACGATTTGATGTCGAAGTTGATGATGATGTGATCACTCTAAAAAGGTTGCATGCTGGTTATAACATTGACCAATAGACAATTCGTTAAAAACTCATGAGTGATACTGCTGTTAAATCTGGTCTCGACGCCATTATTAAGTCGGTAGTAAATCGAGATGGTGGAGGAGAGGCCGACACGATGTTGGTTAATGCTCATCTTTCTCAAATGAAAATGTTTGGGATAAGACAAGGTGTTGAGTTCTATCCCGAGCAAGACAATTTTGGAACACAGAGATTTGATTTCGTTCAACAGGTTATAAAGTTCAACAAACTAGATGCAAGGCTTGATTCAATATGGGATAGATTTTTAGCTTATGGAAAAGGACTTTTTTATATAAGACCTACTCAGAAAACTTATCGTCTCTACTGGTTTGATAAAGATTCATATAGAACTTATTACACACCAGAAGGTGATTTAGAAGAGGTTGTTATCATATATCCCTATAAAGTTAAGTCTTCTAAGGGGTTTAAGGGTGTTGGGTTAAATACAGATAAGCGTTATATGCGTTTACGGATTACTCCAGAAGAGATAGAAGAGTTTCATAGTGAGCAGGAGATAACTTTTGATAATGAAAATTTAGATTATTCCACCTTTGATAAGAAGGTTCATGAGAACAGCATGGAGTTTATTCCATGTGTTGAGGTCTTTAATAATCCAGACGCTTTTGGAACTGATGGTGCTGGCGAGTTTGAGTGGTTATCTAGTCAGATAATTGCTCATGATGAGATGGTAAAGAATATTCGTGCAAACTTATCATTCTTTGGTAATCCGACTCTCTTATCTTCACGTCCGAAGCAAGATATTATTGAACAAAATTCGGATGATGCAGCTCAAAGACCTAGCATTTCAAGTCAATCTGGTTTTCAATCAAACTTTGATCTTTCCAGTTCTACTTTTAAACAAGATCCTACAACTAGACAACAACCAGGGTACATAGGGAAACCAGGTAGTGGTTACCGTGTGCCTAGAGTTATCGCCAACTTGGAGCCAACAGACCGTGTTGGTTTTATTACTCCTAATGCTGTAGGAACTGATCAGGCTCGCTATGCAGAACAGTTAAGAAGTGAGATACGTCTTGCTTTAGGTGGTATTGACGACTTAAGTATTACTAATGTAACTGCTACTGAGATTAAATCAGCTTATGGTCGTGTCAGTGCAACTGCCAAGAAGAAGTGTCTCCAGTTATATACCTATGGTGTTTGTAAGTGTTTTGAGCTAATGATTTTTCAGGAAGAACAAATCTTCCGTAAGTCTCTTGCTTATCAATCAGGAATTAAATATCCGATTCCTCCAGAGGATCCTGATGACGAAATTTTATATGAGAAGTATATAAAACAAAAAGAGAGATATGAAAACAAATTGCAGAAGGCTATTGATGCTGCTGTTGAGACTAAAGAGATTCCAGATGGTGTTGTTGGATTAGCTCCAGATGGTGATAGGACAGTTAGTTGGCGTTGGATGGGGCCCGTTTATGAGGATACTGCTCAAGATAAATTGAACCAATCTATCTTCACTAGGAACCTACAAGAATTGGGTGTTGATAGTATAGAAGCACTGAAGTATTTATTTCCTTCCAAAACCGACGACGAGATTGCAGGTATGCTTTCTGGTTATCCGTTTAGAATGGTAGGAGAATTACAGCGGTCATATTCTCAACTTATTGACTTAGTCAATCAAGAAATGAGAACACCACATCCACAGCAACCGAATTTACCGATGGCTGCGGATCCAAGATTGGACCTCACTCCATTCCTATACCGAACACTCGAATCATTACAGAAGGAAGTTACTTATGCAGGACGCTACCGTAGCGCCGACCCAATCGGCACCCCAAGTATCCCAGACCCAGCCGACCAGCTACGTGGCTCCAGCAGCCCAGTCAGCAGCCCAGGCTCCGGTAGTGGGAACATCTCCCCAATGGGTGGGGACCTCCCAGCCGATGGCGGCACCCGTGGCACAAGCGCCGGGCCAGACGGCAATTCCTTACCAGAATTCAGTCCCTACAGCGTACAGCTCCCAGGTATCCCAGGCTCCCCAACAGCAGGAGAACCCATACAAGGAGGCGTTCAACAGAGTAGTGGGCGCCCTGAGTTCACCAGTCCAATTCCCGTTCCAGGGTCAACAGTCTCCTCAGACGCAAGTAATAGACCCGGCCAGTTACGCTTCCCAACAAACGACCCAGTTCGCCAGTCAGGTAGCTCCGACCTCTATGCCTGGGATCAGCAGCAACCAGGGATACTCGGCCAATTATTCCCAAACTTCAGCGGACAACCTGGAGATAACCGCAGACCAGCTCCTAAACAACGGCGTTAGTCCTGAAAGTATTCAAGTAATTGATCATTTTGGTCCTGACACTGCAGGTATCCTTAATGACTATTCATGTCAACTAGAAGACGCAGTATCATCTACTCATGGTCAGTTAAATGAAGCAGCAGGTCTACTTCAAGAGCTCTCTCAAGAGCATAGGGTTTACGAAAGAATCCTTACTGATCCTGATATTCTTGCTGATTACACTTGTGAGTTCTTCGGTGAAAATGGTCCTTATCCTGTTCCCACCCAGCAGTATGCAGCTCCTCATGGTCAGGCAGTAGGTCAACAGTTCGCTAATGCTCCTCAGGTTACTGGTCAGCCTAACGTTACTGGACAAGCTCCAGCAGCAGCTCCAACACGCCCTGAGATGCCTGTACCTCCACAGCCTCAACAGCAAGGGAACCCAACTGATTTCTGGAATAACTTCGGAAGTGCAGCTGATAGAGACCCACAGAATGCATGGCGTTATTTAAATGCAGCTCAACAGAGTCCTGAGATCTTCCGCCAGAAGCTTCTGGTAATGGAGTGATCGAATAACTAAATGAGGGGTAGATGTCTACCCCCTATTCATTTTTACAATGGCAAAAAAGAAAGCTAGCGCACAAGATAAAGCAGATGCATTCCTTGCGGGGTTAGGCACAGCTGGAGGAGCAATTGGTGCGCCTGGGTTAGTTACCTTCGGTGCAGGAGATACGCAGCGTCAGTTGATGACTGGAACTATGGATAATAATTGGGCAGTAAAAGAACAACAGCTAGTTGAAGATGCTCCAATGCCTCAGAATTTAGATGCTTCATATTTAAAATTAAATCTTCCAGGTTCACCATTACCTATGAATGGTTTGTTATCTAACCAGAACCTCGATGCTAGTATTAGCAATCAGAAGATGTTTCTTGCACAATACCAAATGACGTTGGCACAGATGATGCCGCCAGCTGCATTTCAACAGCTCCCAATGGGCTATCCACCTCTTAAGAAAAAATGAGCAAAGCTAAGGCCGCAGAGGCAATCCAGAAGTCGGAAGACTATAAGAATATAATGATGGCTCTTGCTGCAGAACAAGAGGCTTCTCAGTCAGATTTACAGCCTACAAATATTAATCCAAATCCAAAACCTGATGGACAACCAGTTGTACCTACTACTGGTTATTCACAGTACAACATGGTTTAGTAGACGTAAAACTTATATAAGGCGGTTGATAAACTCATATTATAATTATCTCAATGGAATTATTCCAGATATAGAGAATTTACGTCCTCTTCTCGAGGATTTTGTTCTCAGATATCAGCAAACTACATAACGCTGAAAAACCCCAATGTTTATTGATAACGATTTCCCGAAGCTGTTGGGTGCGGAACTATACCGTCCCCATCCAGCTTATATAGTGGAAATGGCTGCAGAGCCAGTCGTCGTACACGACTTTACTAAGCAACCGGGTCAAACTGTTCAGCTAGATCGTTACCGTTTCTTCGGTAACCCTGGCACGAAGACACAACGTGAGCGTACTCAGGATCAAACCATCGGTACAGCAAACAGTAGGTCTATCGTTAAGGAC